AATTATTATTAAAAATATGTCAACACCAATTAAAGAAAAACTATCATTGAAAAAGTTTAAAAAGTATGTTGAAAAAAAAGATTTTGGTAAAATACCACCGTCATTTTTAGTGATTCACCATACATGGAAACCAACAAAAGAGAGCTGGAATGGTAAAACTTCTATTGATTCATTGGATAGATACTACAGAAGAAAAGGATGGGGAGGCAAAGGCCCTCATTTGTTTATCACGCAGGGAAAGGAAATGGGACGATTGAGTCGGGTTATTCGGTAGGGATAGAAATTGTTGGTAACTATGATAATGAAGTTTGGAGTGGGAAAACAAAAGACACTGCACTAGGAGTGATAAAAATTCTTCAAAAAAAACTCAAGATTAAAGACAGCGAGACAGCATTCCACAGAAACTTTTCTCAAAGATCCTGCCCGGGATGGGCAATTACAAAAAAGTGGTTGTTACAACAATTAAATTTTAAAGAAGAAAATATGTATAATGTTAAAAGTGTTCTTAAAAATGTTATTGAAGACATCACTAAAGACGATTATGGAAAGGTAATGAACGAAAAAGAACAAAAGAGAGCAGCGGAGGATTTAAAAAAGGCCTTTAAGAAAACCCCAGAAAAGAAAATAATCTATAAAGATACAATAGAGACTTTAAGGTCATTAGAGAATAGAAAAAAAGAAGTAATGGATCTAAAAATAGCATTAGAGAAGAAAAGTGCTTTGTATAAATTGTTATTAGATGTAAAAAGAAACTTATTAAAAATTTGGGGATTAATTAAATAATAAAAAATCTAAATGAAATTTAACAAAGAGAGAATTAAAATGCAGTTATACTCATTTGTGAAAACGTATGTTACAGTGTTATTAGCTTTAATGTTTTTCGCAGATAACCAAGGAGTAGATGTTTTAACTATGGCATTTATGATGCCAGCAATGAAATCATCTTTTATTGCAGTTCTTAGGAATATATATAAATTACTTACAGAGAATAAAACAATTAATTTTTAATTACAGTAATGGAAAACTTAGGTTCTTGGCTACAACTAATAATATCATTAGCAACATTAGGTGGAATAGTAATAGCCATTTATAAGTTTTCACGTGATCCAGATATCGAAGCTAGCACAAAGATAGAAATACTTAGAAATACTTGTGAATTAAGAAAGGAACATTATGACAAGACGGCAGAGGAGACCAAAAATAACATAAGAGATATTAAAAATAATCATTTAAGGCACATCGAAAACGATGTTGCTAGCATTAAAGGAGATATTAAGTCAATTTTCATAGCATTGAAAATTCGAGATAAGTAGTTCTTTCAAAAAAAAAGGAGAATATTATGAAGACTGAAATAAGGAATGTTATACGTAGACTTTGTGATAATTGTGGAAGAAGATTAGAGTTTGGCGGAATAGACTTCGAAGCTCTATATCTCACTTGTCCTACCTGCGGGAAGATTTATGTGTTTAAACGAAAGGATTAAGACTGAGGAGGGGACAGTCAAAGATTGTTTCCCTCCTATAATATTCTAAATTTTTATTCGCCTATTGAAGTAATGTCCCCCTACATTCCTTCATAGGCGATAATAGTTTAGAATTTAATATTTAATATTTATAAAATGTCTCAAAACATAGAGATAATTAAAGGAGATGATACACTTTTGAAATGTGCTTTTACTGATGAGAATGATGATATAATAGATATTTCAACTGCTAATTTAGTATTTACTGTTAAGAAAGATCCTTCATTAGCTTCTATTTTATCTGTTTCAGTTGCTTCTGGATTACATACTTCCCCAGCTAGCGGGATAACTCAAATTTTATTGCCACACGATGAGACTAACATTGATGCAGGTAACTATTTTTGGGATATTCAATTAACTTATGAATCTGGAATTATAAATTCAGTAGGGATGGGAAAGATTACTATTAGAGATGATATAACTAATTAATATTTATTATGCTATCAATCGCCATTCCATCAAGAAATGAAATTTTCTTGAAAAGAACAATCGAAGATGTGTTAGAAAAAGCTACTGGAGAAATAGAAATTTTTCCTATTTTAGATGGATATAATATACCAGAAGAAGAAGTAGTAAATGATAAACGTGTTAAATATATTCATTTCAAAACAGGATTAGGCAAACGACAAGGAATTAATGCGATGGTAGCTGTTTGCCAAGGTGAGTATGTTATGAGCCTAGATGCTCATTGTATGATGGCAAAAGGATTCGATGAGCAGTTGATAAAGGACCATAGACCTAATTGGGTACAGGTTCCTCGTAGAAACCGCTTAGACGCAGAGAATTGGTGCTTACAAGAGCAATGTGATGATAGACCACCTATCGATTATGAATATATTATGTTCCCTGGTAAATTTACTCCTAGGGGCTTACATGGGTTTAAGTGGGATGCTAAGACTAGAGAAAAAGAAGATATAATGTTAGATGAGACAATGACAATGCAAGCTTCATGTTGGTTTATGACTAAAAAGTGGTTTATAGAGAGAGGTTTTATGGATTATAAATATCAGAAATGGGGTCAAGAGGCGGAAGAGATATGTATGGAAACTTGGAAAAACGGAGGAGAGGTTAAGACTAATAAGAATACGTATTACGCTCATTTACACAAGGGCAAGAAATACGGAAGGATGTATTTTTTGAGTAAAGACATGACACGAAAAAGTTATGAGTATGCTTATAATAAATGGGTCATAGAAGAAAAAGAATTTTTTATTAAGTTTATAGAGAAGTTTATGCCAATACCTGGATGGCCAGAGAATTGGAAAGAAATATTATATAAAGATTAATTTAAAAAAAATGGATATAAAAGCAGAGATTCTAAAAAGATATAACCTAGAAGAAAAACCAGTGATAGATATACCAAAAAGTAGATGGAAAGAAATGACACCATTATTTAAGTCTCTCGGTTTTAAAGTCGGAGTAGAGATAGGAGTATTTAAAGGTCAATTTTTAAAAAATCTTTGCAAAGAGTTTAAGATGTTCGGAATAGATCCTTGGGAAGACTATGATGGTTATAATGATTATAAAGGTGGCGACTTCATTGGTTACGAACAAGAGGCAAGAAATAGAGTCAAAGATTATAACTGTGATATTATAAAGAAATGGAGTATGGATGCAGTTAAGGATTTTAAAGATGAATCATTAGACTTCGTTTTTATAGATGGCAATCACTCTTTAGAATTTGTAATAGAAGACATAAACGGTTGGTCTAAAAAAGTTAAAAAAGGAGGTATTGTTGCAGGGCACGATTACTTCAGAAGACATACCGACAAAGCAATTGATGTGAAAGACGCTGTAAACACTTGGATTTATTGTAAAAAAATATCACCCCTATTTATTTTTAGAGGTGATAAATGTCCTAGCTGGATGTTTATTAAAGAATAATCCAATCAGTTCCTTTTAGATCCCCATCGTTAAGTATCCAGTCATAAAATTTGCCGTCAGGTTTATGGAGTTTTAAATGAGAATCTTTTAACATTCCGTAAAATTCTTCATTTTTCCATTCAAGTCTGTATATTTTGTTTCCTTCAATCACTTTTTTAATAGCAGATGGAAAATCAAGAAGAGAGTGTACTGGTAATGGACTCATACTTTTATTCATTTTTTAAAATTAATTCTTATATAATCAATGTAGCACAATATTATGACTTTGTCAAAGTATAAATTATCAATAGTTATCCCAGCTAGAAATGAAGTATTTTTAAAAAATACTGTTGAGGATATTTTAAAGAACAAAAGAGCAGAAACTCAGATAATTATTGGGTTAGACGGAGAATGGGCTGATCCGCAGATAATTGATCATCCAGATGTTGTTATAATTCATTATTCAGAAAGTATTGGTCAAAGAGAAATGACTAATAAATGTGTAAGTCTTTCCAAAGCTAAATATATAGCAAAAGTAGATGCTCATACTTGTTTTTCAGAAGGGTTTGATATAGAGATGCTTAAAACATTCGAAGAACTAGGAGATGAAATAGTTGCAATCCCCTTAATGAAAAATTTACATGCTTTTAATTGGAAATGTAATAAATGCGGGAATGAATGGTACCAAGGAGCAACACCGACTGAGTGCAAGGTTCAAATTAACGGAAATAGAAACAGTAGAGAACCAAATAAAGATTGTGATAACAAAACTGATTTTAAAAAAGTAATTTATTGGCAACCAAATCCATCACCGAATAGTACTTCTTATTGTTTTGATAGTGAGCCTCATTTTCAGTACTTCGGAGAATATAAAAAAAAGCAAAAAGGTGATTTAGTAGAAACAATGAGCTTACAAGGAAGTTTTTTTATGATGACAAGGAAGAACTACTGGAAATTAAATATAGGAGATGAGAAGTTTGGGTCATGGGGAAGTCAAGGGATTCAAATAGCATGTTCATTCTGGTTATCCGGAAGACGATGTATAGTTAATAAGAGATGTTGGTATGCACATTTATTTAGAACTCAAGGAGGAGACTTTTCATTCCCATACAAACAAGAGGAGTCCAAGGTTCAAGAAGCAAAGCAATACGCTAGAAAATTAATGTTTGAAGGTAAATTCCCAGAACAAACAAAACCAACCTCTTGGTTAGTAGAAAAGTTTTGGCCAGTCCGTGGATGGACAGAAGAGGATTTGACCAATTTGAAAAATAAAGGCATTTCTAAAGGTATTATATATTATACTGACAATAGATTAAATATGAGACTAGCTCATAAATGCAGAAAACAAATAACTAAATCGGGGTTACCTATAGTTAGTACTTCATTAAAGCCCTTGAAATTTGGTAAGAATTTTGTTATAAAAGGAAAACGAGGGCAATTAACAATGTTTAGACAAATTTTAAAAGCTCTTGAAGAAAGCGATGCAAACATTATTTTCTTCTGTGAACACGATGTCCTATATCATCCATCTCATTTTGATTTCATACCAGAGAATAAAGATATTTTTTATTATAATGATAATCTATGGAGAGTCAGACTAGCAGATGGATTTGCAGTAAAATATGATCACAAGTCTTTATCGCAAATATGTGCTTATCGAGAAACTTTAATAAAAGAATTTAAACACAGAGTAGCCGACGTAGAAAAAAATGGATTTCATAACGGAGGATATGAACCCGGAACAAGAAGCATAAAGAGAGGTGGTTTTTCTAATAGTAGTTCTGAACATTTTCATTCAAAAGAACCGAATATCGACATAAGACACGGTGGAAATTTTTCAGCGAGTAAATGGAGACCAGAAGACTTTAAAAGTTACAGAAGTTGTAGAAATTGGAAAGAAAATAATATTAAAAATTTATGGATAAAGAAAATATAACTAACGAAATAGTAGAACGAAGGACTGAAAATGTAAAAGTCTTTGACTTAGGAGGAGGCAAAAGAAAGGCTATCTCTGGTCTTTCGGCTGTTCATTATAAAGAAAATTATTTAGAGTCAGATGATTGGAAAGATATTGATTTAACCTCTAAAAAAGAAGATGGCGATTATTGGTTTTATGATAAATTGCCAAACAAAATTTGGTTAAAAAAAGACAACACTGGCTATATAATTAAAGAGAGAAAAACTAATAGTAAAGTTCAAGTTGATTTAATTACTGAGGGAGTGTTAGTTAAACCACAAATATCAGTTGAGGGAATTAAATTATGGCAATCAGTTGAAGAAGATAAAAAAGTCAAATGGAAAGTTAAAAAAACTGGAATTGGTAATTTGAAATTTAAAGAAGATGCCCAAAGAATGTCAGAAGAAGAAATTGACGGAGTTAAAAGAAAAAAAATAGATTCAATCAAAGGCGACAAAACTTTAGTAAACAAATATGAGTTTTTTTGGGAAGTTGATGTAAAAAAGGGAGAGTTAGTTGACCCAGATACAACAGCAACAAGCCCAGGAACAATGGCAGATGATAGTGCTGTAGGGACTAAGACTTGGTCAAACCCAGATAATGCGAAAGTTGAAGACGGGAGTGCTGCAGAGGCTAGCTCCTCCGGAGGAGACTATTCTCATTATTTGAAAGCAACTAATTTTGGATTCAATATTTCTGCTGGAGCAACAATAGATGGTATTTTAGTAGAAATAAAAAAATATTCAGGTTCACCAACATATGATGAAAATGTTAAAATTGTTAAAGCTGACGGAACAATAGGAAGCGAAAACAAAGCTTTAGGAACTGTTTGGGATGACCGAAATTTTGTATATAGTTCTTATGGTGATTCTACTGATTTATGGAGTGAAACTTGGTCTAATACAGATATAAATGATATAGATTTTGGAGTAGTTTTATCAACATACATAGCTTCATACACTTCCTCTCAAGTTGATCATATTCGTATTACTGTTTATTATACAGTAGCAGGTTCACCCTCCTCGTCTGAATCACCATCAGAAAGTCCTTCTGAGAGTAGTTCAAATTCACCAAGTTTGTCCCCTAGTTCTAGTCTATCTCCTAGCTCATCAGATTCTCCAAGTGAAAGTAGCTCAGAGTCATCCAGCCAATCACCATCATCATCAGACTCGCCTTCATTGAGTCCTAGTAGTTCTGATTCGCCATCATTGAGTCCTAGTTCCTCAGAGTCTTCCTCAGAGAGTTCTTCGGATTCCTCAAGCGAAAGTAGCTCTGATAGTCCCTCGTTGAGTCCTAGTTCATCAGACTCACCTTCATCAAGTAGTTCAGATAGCCCAAGTCAGAGTCCTAGTAGTTCTGAAAGTCCTAGTGAATCTAGTTCCGATAGCCCAAGTCAGAGTCCTAGTAGTTCTGAAAGTTCATCAGAATCTAGTTCAGACTCTCCAAGCCAGAGTCCTAGTTCCTCTGAAAGTTCTAGTGAATCTAGCTCAGAAAGCCCAAGCCAAAGTTCTAGTGAATCTAGCTCAGAAAGCCCAAGTCAGAGTCCTAGTTCCTCTGAAAGTTCTAGTGAATCTAGCTCAGAAAGCCCAAGCCAGAGTCCTAGTTCCTCTGAAAGTTCATCAGAATCTAGCTCAGAAAGCCCAAGCCAGAGTCCTAGTTCCTCTGAAAGTTCATCTTTATCACCAAGTTCATCAGAGAGTCCATCTGAAAGTTCAAGTGAAAGTTCAAGCGAAAGTTCTTCAGAAAGTTCAAGTGAAAGTTCAAGCGAAAGTTCTTCAGAAAGTTCTTCTGAGAGTTCTTCACTAAGTCCTAGTAGTTCTGATTCTCCCAGTCTATCTCCATCAAGTTCAGAGAGTTCATCTGAAAGTGCTAGTGCTAGTCCTAGTATTGGAGAAACTGATTATATTTTTGTAAATATTGATACTCAAGAGCTAAAAGTAGCTATTAAAAAAACAAGAGATCAAAGATAGTCTTGACAAGTGCTAATTATTTTTTTAGTCTTATTATAATAATTGAATTTTAAATTTAAAAGTATGCCATATTCAGGAATCCCAGAAGAATTAACATCAAAAATGGATAGATGTGTAAAAAAAATAATGAAGAGTGGGAAATCAAAAGACTCCGCTATTTCTATTTGCAAAACATCTATTATGAGTCAAAAAGTCCCAGAAAAAAAAGAAAAGCCTCGAGAGATTGTTGCAAGTAAAACTCATCACCTATACTTCTCTTCTTCTAAATTTAGTAAAAAAGATAAGAAGATAAATTCAATTAAAGAAGGAAAGATATTAAAAGATGTTGAAATTTTTAAAGCAGGGACCTACAAAGGAGTTCAATTTAAAATGTCAGCATTAGAAAAAATGGTAGCTAATTTCCATTATCTCAAATCATTCGATACATTTCCACACGTGCCAGTAAGAGCAGATCATCCTTCAATGTTTGGTATCGGCGATGTAATTGATAAAGTTGGAGGATATATTTCTGACCTTAAATTAGTTGGAAAAAAGCTAGTAGCCGATTTCAGAATTACTAATGAGAATATGTGGGAAAAAATTCAAGAAGGAACTTACGTTAATAGAAGTGCAGAGATAGGAGACTACGATGACAACAAAGGAGTTATTTATTCACCTGTTTTATTTGGAGTAGCGTGGGTTGATATCCCTGCGGTCGAAGGTCTCTCTCCTAAGTTTACTTATTCAAAAAATATAAATTTATTAAATCTTAACTCAATAAATTCAATGAATCCAATTAAAAAAGAAAAAAATACTTTCTCTGAAAAGACTGAATTGACTAAAGAGAAGTCTGAAAAAAAGGACGAATCTTCTGTCAAATCTGTTAAAAAAGAAGAAAGTAATTTTAAGAAAGAGGGGAAAGAGTCTGTCGTTAAGGGGAAAATTGACAAGGTCGAAAATAAGTTGTCATTTGAGGAACAATTTCCTAAAGAAGCTAAGGAATTGTCAAAATATAAAGAACAGATTCTTGTTGATTTCTTTGAAAAGCTAGTAACTAATGGAAAAATGTTACCTGCTTCAAAAGAACAACATATCGTATTCGCTAAAAGTTTGTCAGAAGAACAATTAGAATCATATAAAGAACTTTTCTCTTCAATCCCAGAAATGGTTAAATTAGATGACGAGAAGATAAAAGTAAGCAAAAAGGAAGTTTCTAAAAAAGAAACTGAATTGAAAAGTGCTGATTCTATAGCAGAAAAAAAAGCTGACGAATTTATCAAAGAAACTAATTAGTAACTATTAAAAAAATGCGTTCAATTACACCAGCATCTGGAATCGCAATAACGGAATATTTAGCATCTGCAGTAGGTAATGTTTTTTCAAGTGCCACTATCGACGCTGACACTGTTTCAACTGTTGATTCCAAGAGCAATCCATACATGGATAAAGGAGTTTTAGTAGCAAGGATAACAACACCTGCAACTGCTTCTGGATTAGTTGGTCCTTGGGATCCAACTGCATCTGATGGCAGACAAGCAACAGCAAATATTGTAGGCTTTAATGATACTTTCGCTGACCTTTCAGAAGGCGATGTCGAAGCAGGAGTATTGATTAAAGGGACAGTTAAAGAAAGTAAAGTGGTTATGGGTTCTGCTAATGGTAGTATTCCAGATCATTATAAAGAATATGTCAGAACTGATAGTTTGGACATAATCTTTCGTTAGGATCCATTAATAATTAACATTTAAAAGAAATGTCAAAGAAGTTAGAAATTTACGGCCTTGATCAAGCAACAATGACGAAAGTTGTTAGAAAACTTGAAAACAAAGGTGGTAAAAAAATTGGTTTAGATTTTCTTCCTTTTTATGATTCAGCCACTGAGGAAACAATGTGGGATATTATTAGAGCCACAAATCCACTTGCTAAGTTTAGAGCAGTAGATGGTGAAGCTGAATTAGTTGGAAGACAAGCTTTTGATAGAGCTTATGCAGACGTAGTAAGTATTGCTAGAAAAGAGCGATTTAATATGTCTGATTTACGAAAAATTAGAGAAGCAGGGATGCTACCTGTCGTCGATGGTAAAGTTTCAATCACTTCTCAATTAGGAGCAGAAGCAAAAAGAAAGGTTAGACAAGCATTAGAAAGATGTAAGACTGCTATTGATAGTCGTCTTGAATGGATGCAAATCAATGCTCTTTTAGGCAAGATTACCTACTCAGGAGACGTTAAGTTTGACGTAGACTATGGCTTGGTAGCAACACAGAAAGGTTTAACTCCTACAACTGATTGGAGTACTGTAGCAACATCAACACCATTAGACGATATAATGGGTTGGCAGAAGGTGGTTGAGGATAATTGTGGTATCAGACCTGATGTAGTGATAATGAGTTCTCAAGCATTACAATACATTGCTCAATCTGCTCAGATGAGAGACACCTTGAAATACACTAGCCCAGTTTTCTCTCCTAACAAGACTCAAAGTTATGTTGAGTCAGAATTAGGTATTTCAATAATTCTATATAACACTCGTTATACAGATGAAGAAGGAACTACGACTTCAAGAATGTTAGCTGAAGATAAAATCATTATGTTACCATCTAAGGAATTACTCCCTGATGGAATAGGTGATACAGCTAGAGTTGGCCATGCATTGGCTAATTACACTCCTGGTTATTATACTTGGACTGAAGAAAAGAAAGATCCTTATGCAATGTTTGCAGGGGTTGGACTAGACGCTTTCCCAAGGATTATTCATCCAGAAGTTCTTCTTAACGCTAAGGTTTACTAGTAAAATTATATTTTTACTTATAGGGCATAATAATGCCCTATAGCAAGGACGTAATTAATTAACAAAAGAATATGTTTAAAAGGATTAGGATTGATAGTAAAAAAGGAATGCAAATTAGGGTTATCAGCCGGAAGGGGAAATCCTCTAGTAAACAAGAAACAGGGGAAAAAGAATTAACTTGTAATGAATGTGGGTTTATTGCAAAAAGTAAATTAGGATTAATTGCACATAAACGTAAGCATAAAAAATAATGGCAGCTACTTATTCAACAGATAATGATATTGCTTCTAAATATTCTCATTTAAAAATATCAAATGATTTAACAGTAGGTGATTATAGAGAAGAGGCTTATCATGAGATAAATATGGAAATTAGTAAGCTCTATATAGTGCCAGTTGTTTCAACGAAAGATATAGACCAAGAATATCTTAAATCAATAGAATCAAGATTAGCTGCTGGGAATATATTAATAGCAGTTGCTAGTGTCTCTGAAGTAGAAAATGTTCATGAGTATGGGAAATTACTTATTGACCAAGCAAGAGAAAAAATTGACAAGTTAATAGACCAAACTATTATTTTAACGGGAGCTCCGAAAGATACTGATGATACAGACGAATTGATAGATGCAGGTAAAATCCAAGGATCTGCGGCTGACGAATATAGTACATTTAATCGACCTATGTCTGGGATAGAAAATGATGCAATTAAAGGAAAGACTGATTCAGAAAAATATAATAGTTTAGAAGATAATAAGAGAGCAGTATGAGGAGCATAACTTTTACATTGACAGGGCAAGAAAAAGTAATAAAATCTTTAAAAAAGAGAGAACGACTAGCTATCATTACTGAAAATTGGATGAGTAGTAATGAACCTGATGAAATAATGAACGATAGTTTTAAAAAGACTTTTAGTCAGGAAGGAAGACCAAAGTGGAAACCACTAGCTGAAATTACTAAGGAACTGAGAAGAAAGAAAGGATTTGGAGCTGGTCCAATATTACATAGAACAGGGAACCTTATGGATGAAATAACATCATTGAAAGGAGCTGTTTCTGGATCAAAGAATATGCTAATTAAAGAGTGGGGAATAAAACAATTAAGGTCTGATGCTAAAGTAAAATTTGGTGCTCATCAATTAGGGAAAGGGAAAAAGGGACAGAAACTACCAAAAAGGAGAATGATTGATTTTAAAAAAGAAGATTTAACTAATTTAAAAGACAGTTTAAATAAATGGATTTTTATGCAACTTAAATGAGAAATGTTATTTTAAACAATATTAAAGATGGATTAGAGAAAGAACTCGGAGATAAATCATCTTATGATAATTTGAAAATAGAAGATATTCAATCAAGGCTACCAGATTCAGTATTAGTCAATTACTTTATAGGATTGACAATAGATAGAGCTGAAAGTTTTAGTCAAGAGATTGGTAAATATCATCCTTCTAATAATGAGTATCTATGTTCTGTTGTAATCAGGATTAAAAACGGAGATTACAATCAAGGGCAAACTGAATTAGATACAATTGTTAGAAGAGTAATTAAATATTTCTCATTAGACAGCGGAACATTGAATGGGCTAGAAGATGCTTCTGACGGAGTAACAGAGACAGTCATTTCTTATAACATTGATAATTCTGATTATGTTGTTGGAACATCAAGACAAAAAAGTAATTTACTTCATATTTGTATGATAAATTTGAAAATTAAGACTAATTTAACTATTTAACTATAATAAAATGAGTTACACAGCTGAAACGGGGTTTGTCGGGATTGCTCGTCAAGACGCTAAAGGAACTTTTAAAGAACCAACTGACTTTATGAAAGTTATGTCTGTTGATTTAAATCCTGAAGGCGATAAACTTATACCAGATCCAGAAATTGGATCTATTAGTGATATTGATTCTATTCATCAAGGGACTTACAAGATTAGTGGATCAATCGAGAGTTATGTAAGGCCAGAAGCTATTGGATTACTTTTTTGGGGAGCATTAGGAACTTATGTACCGTCAGGACTTTTAAGTGATGGAGCATATCTTCATAATTTTACTCCATTAACTTCAGGGACGCTTCCTTGGTTATCGATTAAAAAATCAATCGCTGATAATGTTCAGTTATTTGATTATAGAGATTGTAAAGTTGAAGGGTTTACTCTTGATATAAATTCTTCCGAATTCTGTAATGCAAAGTTTGATATTGTAGGGATTAAAGACGAAGTTGGTTCTGCTGTATCAGCTAGTTATGAAACAGCTCCATTGTTAGTAGCTACTAAGGCAACTATTAACTTAGGCGGTTCTACTATTTCTGCTAAAAGTTGTTCTGTTGATTTTAAAAACAACCTTGATAATTCAGACTTTAGAGTTGGATCAAGATTTTTAGGAGATATTACTGAAAAAAGAAGAGAGCTTGATATTAAAATGGATATTGTATTAGATACAACTTCTGAATTATATAGGAAAGCTTTTTATGGAGGAGCAAATGAAACAGAAGCAGGGTTTGATGTTTATGCTGATAGTGTTGATATTATATTAGAAAGCCCTACGACTATTGGATCTTCTGCATTGCCATATAAGATTCTTGTTCAGATTAAAAATTGTGTATTTATGGCAGCTCCGACTCCTGCATCAGGAGACGATTTAATAGTTATCCCACTAGAATTAAAATCTACAAAAGCAACAGGGCATAATTTAATTGAAATGCACATTTGGAATAGCAAGACAACTTATTAATTAATTAATTAAATACAATGAGTGAAATCTACTTTGGAGTAAATAAGAAAAAAAAGTTTTTTCTTGATGCAAAAAAAGAACAATGGATTGAATTTAAAAAATTAACAGAAGGAGAATTAATTAAATTCGAAGACTCCGTTGGGGGGAAAGTAATAATGGACTCCCAAACACAGAAAGCTGAGGTCGAAAGTAATGTTGGCACAACTAGACAAGCTTTAGTTGAATTAGCAGTTTGTGGCTACAATGTCAGCGTAGGAGAAAAAGACGTTAAGACTGGTTATAATGAAGAGGAATGGAAAGAATTATACGCAACGATGGACGGAGATATGGCTAAAAAATTATGTAATGAAATAAAGGAGTTTAATGGTATTGACTCAAAAAAAAAGAACAGCTAACTGAGAAAAAAAGGTTGGAATTAATTACCAAAACAAGAGCTTGGGCCAGAGGACACCGTGTGATTAATCCTCCACCCGAGCTCTCTTTATATGTAAGATGTAAAAATTTTAGTTGCTTGCCAGATTCTGGAGGATGGTATGATCAATCTCCTCACGTTTGCACAACATTTTCTTTGATTTATTTGATTGAATCAGAAGAAGAAGCTAAAAAAAATAAGAGTAAATAACTATGGAAAATGATTTAACAATACAACTTAAAGTTTTATCTTCAGGCGTAGATAAGATTGACAGAGCTAAAAAAGCTGTTAGAAATCTTGGAGGATCTATGAAACAAGCTAATACCAATATTAATAATTTTGGGAAAACGCTTGAATCTACTGGATCAAGATTGCACGTTCTTGGACAAAGAATGACGTGGATGGTAACTATGCCATTGTTATTATTTGCAAATAGAAGTATTAAAACAGCATTAGAGGTTGAAAAAGCTTGGCTTAGAATGAAAAAAGTATTCGATGGAACAGAACAAGAATTGGGAGAATTAGAGAAAACAGCATGGTCTGTTGCAAAAACTTATGGTGTAACTTTTGAAGAAGCAACTGAAGCTATGACTGAATTCTCGAAAGCAGGGATAAAAAGTAAAAAAGACTTAGAAGCATTGACTCATTTAACAGCTAAAACAGCCATAGTTTTTGATACAGATATGACAGGGGCTCTCTTAGGAGTGAAGTCAATTATGTTTGGCTTTGGTTTAACGGTGGCTCAAACAGCTCAAGAGTTAGATGCTATTAATATTATAGCAGATAAAACGACTGCGTCTGAAGCTGGTGTTCTATCTATGTTGCAAAGAGTTGCAGGGACAGCGAGAGCGGCTGGTTTTTCTATAAGAGAAGTAGCAGCTGCTCAGGCGGTGTTTGAAGCTAGTGCTATTCCAGCGGGGAGAGCAGGGAACGCAATGAAATCTATTTTAGTATCATTAACTAAGCAATCTAACACAGCTAAAGATCAATTTGCTAAACTTGGAGTATCTATGACTTCTCTTGAATGGCAAACTTCTTCGGGTTCTGAAAAATTAAAAATCCTTGCTAAAAAAATGGTAGAGTTAAAAAAGGTTGGCGATAAAAAAGTTCTTAAAAAATTCAATGAAGAACTTGGAGAGATGTCAGAAACGCTTGAAGGATATGGTTTTAAAGATGAGGGACCTACTGATAAATTAAAATTATTGAAAGCAGCCATGATAGAAGCTGAAAAATCAAGTGATGGAATTAAATTAGACGAAATTAATAATGCTTTAAATACATTAAATGTAAAAGGGGATAACTCTTCAGAAAAAATAGAAAATCTTGATAGGATTATATTAGATCTTGAAAAATCTGGAAGAACAGTTGAATTACACACCCTAAATGAAGCTTTAGCTACTTTAGTAGGTAAATTCCAAATAAATAATCTAAATATTTTACTACAAGATTTATCCAAGGAGTTTGATGGTAATGCTGCTACCTCTTCTATTTTTGCTGAGGCATTAAATCTCTCTAATGATGAATTAGAAAATGCTGAATGGAATGTTCAACAAATAAATAAAGTGTTAGACAGCAATGTTGTAAAAGTAGCAGGGTTAGAACAAGCATATAGAGAACAAGCTACTGTTTTAGGAAATGAATTGTTACCATACAAAATTAAATTAATGAATTTTTTAATAGGCTTACTTGAGAAGTTTAATAATTTAGATCCAGCTACTAGAGAATGGATATTAAAGCTTGCTGGAGTTGTAGCAGTATTAGGTCCATTATTGTCTATGGTTGGACTTTCTACGACTGGGTTAGGTTTTTTATTATCAGCAACTTCAAAAGTTACTGGTGGGATAGGTACATTAATGCTTAAACTAACGCCTCTTGGCAAAACTCTTGGAACAACAGCAAAAATCGCAGGGACCAGTTCTTCGACTGGGTTAGCCGGTTCCTTAGGGACTAGTTTATTAGGGTCTCTCACTTTAGTTACTGCGTATTTAGTAACAAAAGCTATTATAACCTTCGGTGATTTTCAAGAAGAGTTAAAAAAATTAAAAGTAGTAACTAAAGAAAATACTGATAGAAATAATCGAATGAAGGAATCGATTGAAAAGATTCCTGATGGTCCTTATAAAGAAAAATTAGAAGGAATGAGAGCAAAGGCAGAAGCATTAAATAATGAAACAGCATTTTTAATAGAAAGATACAAAGGATGGCCAGGAGTGTCGAATGCTTTTTACGACTGGGTAGATGAAACAGAAAGTTTATTTGGAAGAGTGGCTGACGCTGCTTACAAAGCTTGGGAAAATATAAAAAAAACAATGGGAGAAGGAGCGAAGAGTAGTAAGAAAAATTGGGAAGAAAGCAAACATGCTTCTGGAGGAGTTATTTACGCAGCTCAAGGCTTTTTCTCAAAAGGGAAAGACACAGTCCCTGCAATGCTAACTCCGGGCGAAATGGTATTAAATCAATCACAACAAGCAAATTTATTTGATATGATTTCTGGTAAAACATCTATGGCTGGGGCAGGTGGTCCAGTAGTTAATATAAATGTTGGAACTATGGTAGCCTCAAGAGGGGAACAAAGAAATTTTGCTAGAAAAATAAAAGAACTTTTAACTGAAGACGAAAATAGATATTAATTTAAACAATATGAAATGGGCAACATTGGGTAATTTAGAATTAGAAGCTCCCTCAACTTATTTAGAAGGAAACGAAGTTATTGGTGGATACAATACAACAATGAATGGAGCAAAAAGAAGATATATAAAAGCATTAAAAAAACGATGGAAGTTTAGTTATGACACAATGAATGCTAATGATTATAGTTTGTTATTAGTTGAATTTGAATCATTGTTATCAGTAGGATTACAAACAGATCAACCATATGCTGTTTTTACTATTTTAGCTGATGGGTTTTCTGTCTCTGGAGAACACGTCCATATTGACCTAGGAGATAGAAACATATTACCTGGGACTGATTTGTTATCTAATGTAGAAATAACACTAACTCAATTATAATGGCAGTAGAATATCAAGACATTGTTACTCTAGGGAGTAAGGAATTAAGACAACCAACTAATGTTTTGGAAATTTCTTGGAAGAATATTTTAACTTCTGGTGAGTGGTTCAGGCTTGACCAAGGAGAACTTGATAGTGGTGCAATTTTAACAAAAGATAATTATTTGGAAACAGAGACTATTATTGAAATTATTACTGATGTTAATGCTAAAGTTTACGTAGATGAATCTGAATATGTTTTAATGTTAGAAGGATTTTCTGAATTAATTGGAGATAACTATCAATATTCAATTTCTGATTTTGATTGTGAATTAGATAATACTGAAAATAGATTTACGCCCAAAGAGAACAAAAACAAATTACCTAATCCTAGTTTTGAATTTAAAAAAAATAACTGGAATGAAGAAATAACAGGAAACGCAGATATATCTGTTAGTGAATTACAATCAAGGACTCCTCTTCGTTCTTTATTTATTGAAAATCCTAACGCTGATACTGCTTATGTGTTCTCTGATGCTATCCCATTAAATGAAGACGATCTAACTGGAGAAATAAAACCTATTAACGGAGACCAGAATTGGTCAAACTCTTTTTATATTAATGGGTCTGGACAAGCCTCAATTGCCCTGTATGCCTTCTCTTTGTCCAATAGTGGCGTTAATAACATTTCTACTGGTTATTTGTCAGCTTCTAATTATCAGACTGCTATGGTCTCAGGAGAGTGGTCAAGGTATGAGACTAATTTAATTGTTCCGTCTGGAGCATATTATGTAAGGAGTGTTATTTCTTTGTCAGGACAAACTTTGTATGCTGACGATGGTCAAGTTGAATATGAAACAAATGCAACTAATTACGATGCTGATTTTATTGGCGATTGCATATTGCCAAAAAGACCAGTTAAATTATCTGTAGGGTTCAGTAATAGTAATATAAGTAAATTTGCTGGAATGATTGAAAAAATTGATCCGAAGCTAGAAGAAGATTCTGTTCATATTTATTCGTATGATTGGGCAACTTTACTAAAAGACTATAAAATAGAAAAAATTTATTATGAGAATTTAAGGACAGATGAGATTATTCAACGGTTAGCTAGCTTAGCAGGTGTTGATAGCTCTAAAATTGATTTAGAAACAGGGTATTTAACGATTGAATTTGCTTGGTTACCAGAAGGGTCTATTTGGTATTATATGGCTCAAATAGCTGAGGCAGAAGGTGGTATGGTATTCTTTGATTCAGGAGGAGTTTTACATTTTTGGAATAGGCTTCATTTTAAAGAGAATGATGAATCTCAATATACCTTTACCTTTGATACTAATATTATTAGTTTAGATTATGAAATATCGAAAGTTAAAGTTAAGAATAGGATTGAAGTTAAAGCTAGTCCTAAAAAATTATTATCAAGTAAAATAATATATTCAGTCCAAGATGTTCCAATTCTTAATGTTGGAGCAACAGATGAAATTTGGTGTCAGTTTTTTTATGGATTAGAAGATTCTGTTCCAGCTTTAAATGTTCAAGTTCCAGTCATCGGAACAGATATTATTGGCAATTCACAAGAAGACGGAGGAGGAACTAACTTATCAGCGTATCTCTCTATTTCAAGTTATTCTATTTTTAGAGAGTCTATCAAACTAAATATTAAAAATAATCATCCAACAGATACTGTTTATCTTACTACTGTTAATATTACAGGGGATCCGATTGTTACAAAATCAAGGATAGAATCAATTAAAGAAGACCAAACATCTCAATCAATTTATGGAGTACAGACTTTGGCAATAGAAAACGATTACCTTGACGACGCTGATTACGCTGAAACTTTAGCTACTCAAAGATTAAAAGAACTAAAAGATTCGTTAGATTTTATTAGAATAGAAGCAATCGGAGTCCCTTTTTTAAGAGTGGGAGACAAAGTTACTGTTCAGAGATCGTTTGATGGAACACAAGAAGATTTTTATATAGTTTCTAATAGATGGAGACAAGATGATGATTTTATCCAAACATTAGAACTTCAAAAAAGAGTAATTATTAATTAAATTTTATGGCAGAGCAATGGGAAACACCTAAAACTTGGGAATATAAAGAAGCACCAGGATCTGATGCTCTTAATGAACAATTAAGAGATAATATGAATTATTTAAAAGAAGCCCTCCCCGCTGGTGTAATTATTGGTTGGGGGAAAACAACTCCACCAGAACAATGGTTATTATGTGATGGAACTGCTGTTTCAAGAACAACTTATGTTGATCTATTTACGGTAATTGGAGACTCTTATGGAGTAGGAAATGGATCAACTACATTTAATCTTCCAGATTATCGTGGAAAAGTTATGGTTGGTCGTAATTCTTCTGATGGAGACTTTGATACAATAGGTGAAACAGGTGGAGCAAAAACTGTATCCATTCAACATACTCATTCTGGACCAAATCATAGTCATTCAACGCCTAATCATAGTCATACATATTCAGGGACTACATCTGGAGATGCTAACTTTACTAAAGTCGATAGTACTGATATAGAATATGTATCATCTCCAAATCATACTCATACTTATTCTGGTACGACTTCAAGTAATAATGGAGGGAACACAGGGAGTGCAGGGACAGGACAAACAGGAGGCATGAGTACAGCAACAGCTCCTAGCATTGTTCAACCTTTCCAAGTATCTAATTTTATAATTAAATTTTAGACAACTATAGAAATTGGCATATCAACAAAGATATAAGTTCTTTTATTAGAAAGTAGAATCCTGCTTTCTTTTTTTTGTATATTTATATTAATGGATTCTACTTTTATTCCAGTAGGAACAAGTTCAGATCCTTTTTGTTCTAATATTTCTTCTCCAACCCCGTAAGTGTTTTTATTTCCATCAGGCAAAAAAATTGTAATATGTTTAATTTTCATTTTTATATTATATCAATAATTAAATTATCCCATTTTTTCACAATAATATCCCAATCAAGATTTTCTTGAGCCCAGCTATAAGCAGTTTCCTCAATTTTTTTCTTAGCTTCCTCATGAGAATAAACCCATAAAAGTTTACCCACTAAGTCGTGAATATCAGTCAAAGGTCTAACTTGGTTATTATCAATTGGACCATTACATATTAAATGATTGGGAGTATTCCCACTTTTTACAAGAATTCCACGCTTATTTCCTAGAATCTCAGTCATAGCTGTATTATCTGGAAAAACGTTGATTGTTTTCGTTGCCATAGCTTCTACCATGGAGAGTCCAAATCCCTCACCTAACGTTGTTGATAAATTAACATCTCCAATGTTATAAATTAAGTTAATAAAATCATCACTAAAGGTATGTTTCAATTTAAAGTGTTCTGGGTTTGGATATAACCAATTTTCTTTTAGTCCTATTTTATTAGCTAATTTCATTAAATTATAACCAGCTGTATCATATAAATCGCAATGAGTATATAAGACTGAATTAGGGACTATTTGATTAAATTGTTTAAATCCTAATAATGTTTGAAGCATCCCTTTTCTAGTTTGATTTCTATTAACATTAACAATTAGAAATGAATCTTTTAAATTGTTGTCTTTGAAGAATTTATTTTTAAATTTTTCTTTTTCTTCTTTGCTCACAGGGTGAAAAGTTTTTTTATCAAAACCGTGGTATAAAACTTTATAGTCTCTTTCAAAAACTAAGGCACTTTCTTTTTTAGCATAGTTAGTATAAGGAATTGCTACATCAGCGAATGCTACTGATTTTTTTATCCATTCTTTTTCTGGACGACAATCAATTGGATAATAATAAACCCATTTGAAGTTTCTACCTTTTTGAAAAACTTTCTTAATTGATTTTTCTCCTGTTTCTTTATTTATTACTTCCTTTTCTATTATTGCTCCATCTTTTATTTTCTTAATAGCTTCTCCAATTGATGCCATAATAAATGTGTCTTGTAGTGTAAAAACAACATCAAAAACATTTTTTTGATTTCTTAATAAATCTAAAAGTTTTTGTCGTCCATAAATATCATTCTGATTGTTATAAACAGCAGGGTGTATTTTATATGGAAGATTGTGAGGTTCGCCAAAATAATTTATACCAAGTATTGTAATATCATATCTCCCAGTAGCCTGTAATCTTTTTAGAATATTTTTACTTACTGTTGCAAACCCAGTGTTACCAGTGGGCGAATCTCCATAAAATAATAATTTTATTTTTTTCATAAATATTTAAATTAATTAATTAATAAATCCACCGAAAA